GATCGTTCTTTCAGTGCCAGTTGGTTCACTAGTGACGTGGACTTCGAGTCCTACATCCTTTCCCCTCAACAGGACGAGATGATTCTTATCATCGAATCAGTTGCCACTCTCATTTGGGACATGCGCAGATCTACTTCTGTTGCTGATGTTGTCATTCACTTCGGAAGTTTCTTTCGAAGTGTTACTGGCAAGTCAGTTACCGGATCTGTCATTGTCCTTTTCGAGACTTTAGGGAAGAACCTTTCAGGTTATGTCACAAGAGCTCAATCCAGTCTTTGGATTGACACTCTTGATGATTTTCACAAGAATCTTCATCGTGTTCGTGATGGCGCGATGGGGAAGAAGATCATCGAAGTGTTGAACCACGTTGTGGCTCACACTTTTTATCACAAGATGGGTATTGAGGTTGATTCTCGACTTTTTTACCAAATCGAGAAAGGGTATCTTAAGGCAACCTGGATCAATGCAATGTCATTCATTGATGCAGTGATCAGCTTGATTCTCTTTCTTGCCCGCGCCGGCAGACAGGCGTTGTTGACTGGTTCCGCTCAGCCTTTCTTCGTGGACTCCACTACTACGTCAAATTGGCTCTTGGAAGCCAGTCAACTGAAGAAGGATTCCGAGTTCTTGGGGAATCCAGATGCTGTCGGCCTTCAGATTCCTATCTACTTGCGTAGATTGGAGATTGCTATTGAGGAGGGTGCTCAGTTGCGTAAGGCTTTGCCTGCTCAGCGTGCTCTCATCGACGGCATAGTTCTGGAAATGCAGACTTTGCTGCGACGCCATCAAACAACACTTGCGGCATCTTCCTTTCGGTTTTGTCCCTACGGGATCAACTTGTGGGGAGATTCTAGTGTTGGCAAGTCCTTCATTGCTAAGGGCTTATTCCACCACTATTGTGCTGTGGCTGGATACGACAAGGAAAAGTCCACCTTGTATCCTCGTAACCCTGATGAAGATTTCTATTCGGGATTTCGATCTTCGATGGTTGGCATCATCTTCGATGATGTTGCTAAACACAGATCTTCCAAGGTTCTTGGGATTGATCGCTCTCTCAGTGATATCATCTCTGTGTGCAACAACATTCCTATGATCACCAATCAAGCGGAGCTTGCTGACAAAGGCAAAGTCCCCCTCCTGTGTGAGTGGATGGGCATTACTTCCAACATCGATAACCTCTCGGTGGAGCAGTATTACCTCAACACGTACGCGGTACTGCGAAGAATGCCTTACCGAATTGAACCCATGGTCAAACCTGCTTTTCGTAAACCGGGTCTACCTGACCTGGACCCCACGAAGATTCCTAGCGGAGAGCAATATCCTGATTGCTGGGAGTTTGAAGCTTGTGCTGTTGTTAAGCATGAGGACGGTACTGGACTTCATGGTTCGTACCAACCTAAGGGACAGGGAAAGCACTTTAGCTGCTTTGCCAAGCTTCTGGAATTTTTGACAGAAGAGTATTCACAGCACATTGCTAACCAACGTCGTCTCTTAGCTGCGGTAACTGCCATGGGTCCTGAGGAGCTTTGCGTTTGCAGGGTTCCTCGTTCCATTTGCATTTGTGCAGAGCCCGTCCCAGTTCTCGTTGCCCCTCACACCCCTCCTGTGCATCTTGCTCAGACCAAGCTTAGTTGTGAGGATTCCATTCGGATCCTTTTTGAGCAGAAGAGGAAGGTGGCGTCTGAACGCCTCTTACCAGGTCTTGAATGCATCTTTAGAGATGAATGGATGAGAATTGACTTCAAGTTGTACCTGGAATCGGTGTCATCCCAGAAGGAGTGTGATGTGGAGTCTCTCTATGATGATTTCATGGAGAATTTGGTCGCTTTCAGAGAACTGACGCCCACTATGCAGGCGTCC